TTTACTCCTTCTCAATTCTTCACTTCTAATTTTTCACCTATATCCCAAGGTTCACCAACGACATACTCAGTTCCTATTAGAAATTCTCTCGCTCTTGGTTTAGTTGAGCAGTATCTTTGAAGATAACAACCATTAAACTTTTCACAAGATGTTCTATTACGTGGAAAATGTTGAACCTTCTCAAAGATTACCATTTCCCTTGCTCTATTTATTGCATCTTCCTTCCATTCATCTAGTATTTCTTGAGAATAAACAAATGGAGTTCTGACAAATCTGTCTTTAGCTGCTTTTGTTTTCTGGAATCCTACTTTATTTACTATTACTGTATCAGTTTTCATTGCCGTTGCATATAAAAGAAATTGATTTCTTAGTGGACTATAAGGAAACTCTCTGGCCATTCTCTTATGATCCATCACCGCGATGTTATTAGTGCCAGTATATTTAAAGATTAAATCAGGTTGACCAGATATTAAGACTTTCATATCTTCGTCTTCAAATATCTCGACTGTAAATGGTTGTTCGATGTATAGAGGTGTTATATTTTCTCCTTCATAAAAGCGTGCGTATTCTCGAAATTGGAAGATATGTTCACTAACATCTTCAAGAGTTAAATCGAATTCTAAAGATTTAACTCGACCTAGTTCTATTATAGCTTCTATTTCATCTTTAATGTCTATTATTTTGTTAAGTTTTTTAGCTTTATAATAATGTTCTAATAGATAATGAATTAAAGTTCCTTTCTCAAAGTAAGATTCAATTTGTTTTGGCCTAATATGTAAATGATGAAAAGCATTCCACCTGAATGCACACATTTCAAAATTATCGTATTCTGTAGCATCAAAACATATTATTGTTTTTTCTTCTTCACTCATATTATCTCATTCTATAAATTATAAGCATAATTAGCCATATCAGTATAACTAGAATTGTAGATACTCCAAACATTACAAAGAAAAAGAAAACTTTTCTCACTTGCTTTCTTTCTGTTCAAATTTGAATATATTTAAAATAAAATCTCTTTCTATTAATTCTTTCAACCAAGAAAAGATTATAACTGGTAAAAGTAATCGACCTAAATAAGCTGAGGAAGTATCAGTTTCTTCTACCCATTTAGTTTCAATATAATTACCAACTGATTTATATTCTATTCTAATCATTTTGTTTCTCCAATTAAAATCCCTCAATGACTAAACGCGGTAAGATGTTACTTTATTCCTATCGCTTTCCTGTCCATTCAGTAAAATTAAATACTGAATAGCTTCCGGACAGGCTGATGATTTATTGACTCCTGCCATTCTTTTGTCATCTTAGCTATTTTCAGTCATTGAGTTATTCTTCTCTATACTTCTGTTCTGTCCTAGAATCCGCAGATTCAACAGGAACGAGATTGCAGGAGCAGGGAAAGAAGAATCTTGTTATTTTCCTCTACATTCAAGATAATCTACAATAGCTAGAATAGAATCTTCGTTTGTTCTATTGTAGAATCTTGGACTAGAAGAAAAGAAATTTTGTCTGTCCTGTTCCAATCTATTCATATTCGTTCCAACCCTGTCCAGGAATTTCTTGCAATTATCCTGTGCTGGTGAATTGATTGTCATGAACAGTGGAATGAGCCATATTAACTTTTTCATACTTTCTCCTTTTAATTTATCTCTCGTTGCAATTGTCACATTCGTGATGAGTTAATCCATCATATTTAATACAACCATTATAAGAATAGAATAACATCATATCACCTGTATCTGTTATCCTAACTTCGAGCCGTTGTTTTATTGCGTCCTTTATCTGTTTGTCGAATGCTTTCCTGAGTTCTTCTTCCCCGTCCAATCTTATAAAACCAGTATGAAAACCGTCTGGTCTGTAAATGAATAGTAAGTAAGTATTTATTAAAGCTCCCACTTTTAGACTTCTTCTTTCTCCTTTAACTTTACTTTTGTTTCATTAAGTGATTTATATTCTCCACAACATTTTCCAAAATGCCAAACAATTATTGCGAGCAATATAGCACTTATAGCTAGAACTGTCGTCAATCCTATCATAAATGTTAGAGCTTCCACTTTTCTTTTCCTTTCTTTTTTAGCTTATCGAAATCCATCAATGAATTTTCTGGCCCATTCTAGATCAGAGCTTTTACTAGGTAACATTAACATCATTATACCAAGTTGAATACCTGGATGGTTTTTAGTTTCAGGATGTTTTCTTAGATCAGAAGCAATTGAAGTAATTGCATTTATGACCTCTCCATTATCGACATATTCTAGTGCTCGCTTTTTACACCATGCTATATGTTCATCTCTCGTTAAAGTTTCCACTTTTCCCTTCCCTTCGCTGCTATCTTTTCAGCAAGTTCTGCTACGAATGAGGAATTATAGTCACCAGCAATCCCTGTATCAATTTCTTGTACTACTGATCTTTTAATTCCATCTACTAACTGAACAAAGTATTCGTCGATTGTTCCTAGAGCAATTGGGATCATGCAACTAATATGCTCAGCTTCCTGTCCGATACGACGAAATCGGCCAGATATAGCTTGATCTTCATTAGCAGGGTTCCATTGTCTTTCATGAAGAAGAGAATCAGACATAAATTGTAGGTTTATTGATTCACCATGAGAGAGTGTAGAAAGTATTATAATCCTACTATCACCTGTCTTAAACTTTTCAATTTCTTCCTGTACTCCCTCCCCTTTAGTTAAAATTGTAACCATGTCTGGATTATCAGGACTTGTTTCTCTGAAGAATTGGATCATTCTCTCTGCTAGAAGTTCTCGCGTATCAATGTGATGGGTGAAGATTGCAAGTTTTCTTGGGGTAGACATTATGAATTCTAAGGCCAGGTCGATTGTGAAGTCTACTTTAGCAAGAGAAGTTTGATGTCTTAATAGTGCAAGCTGAGCTAATAAATTAGTGCGTATTTCTAAAGAAGAAGCAGAATCAAACCATTTGGCGAAATCTTTTTCACTTTCGTCATAAATTTCTCGAAACTTCTCATCAAGTTCTACATACTTTTGTTGCTTGAATAACTTAGGAAGATCTGGTAAGACTTCATCTGTAGTCCTTCTAATCATAAAGTCTTTTGTTAACTCTTTAAATCCTTCTGGATCTTTTAATCCGGTGAACTTCTGCGACCAGCCTATCGCAGTCTTAACAAATTCGTATCGAACATGATTGTAACAGAAATTATTATATCTCCAGAACTTCTCAGGCTTTACGATATTAAGAGAAGTGAAATACTCTGTTGCGTTATTCTTTATGAGCGTTCCGCTCATTGGCATAACATGAGGAACCATGCTACATAAAGTCTTAACTGCCTTTGTTCTCTGAGCTTCTGGATTTTTGATAAGATGACTTTCGTCTGGAATGATTGTCTTACAACGGTCGATAATCTTTCTCCATGCGTTTTTATTCTCATCTTTCAAACTGTTACCAATTCCACCAAACAATCCTGAACTAGTAAGAGGTTTAAGAATCATCTTACCATCACAAATTGTAGTCTTAATATCAGAATGAAGATGGAATTCTCCACATTCACACTTCAAATTAGAAGCTTGGTGTGTTATAGTAGTTCTATTACCACAGGTTTGTTTTTCTTCTTCTGTTAATTTTCCATTCTTGTCTTCAACTTCTCTATTGCATTTATTACATTTATAAATATCTATCACAAGATCAGAGAATTTGAACATTTTATCTAAGCGATTGACCATATCGTAAGATAAAATATGAACTTTGAACATATCCCAGGGAGTTTCAGATGAGGAATAAATTACTTGGGCTGGTACTTTCAGCCAATCCATTGTCTCCCATAACCAATTAGTTTTAGCAATGGACTTGCAGATAAAGATTGCTGGTAACATTTCATTCATATTCAAGAAAATTGTTACTAAACCTTGAACTGTTTTCCCTAATCCCATTTCATCGGCAAATATAAACTTTCCGTTCGCCCGGACAGCTCTTATAATACCGTCTCGCTGATATGAAAAGAGATGTTTACCAGTGTGAGATTCTACAATCTTAATGCAATTCCGCTGATGGGTTTCGCAGTATTCAGGGACAGCCTTCTCTAATTGAGATAGAAGACTTTCTTGTCTTTCTAATAATGAAGTAGATTCACTTTGTTGAGCAGCTTTAGCTGTTAAAGTCTCTTCAATGTAGGAATGACTGCAAGCGAAAACTAAAAGTTTTCCACTTGCTCCTAAATCAATTTCGGATGTTAAATCTGTAGTCTTATTACAGTATTGACAGACTTTTTTTGTTATTGCCATATTTAATTACTAGATTATTTAATTGCTAGAACCTTTCCTAAAGACTGAGCAGCAAGTTCAGCAAGTTCTAATTGTTCAGACTCTGATAGTTCGCGAATTTCATTTGCAAATTCTGCTAGAGTTTGTCCTGGTTTGAATCCGAAATACTTTCGAAGTGCTCCAATCTTACTAATTGTTTGTTGCATTGTTATTCTCCTTCTTTCTTATTGAAAAGTTCTTTTCCTTTGTAACCTGATTTAGCAAATAAAGCTTTCACCGCTTCTAATGCAGACTTTTGCTTATCAGCCGCACGTTCAACCGACGTTCGCTCACGTTCGATTACTTTATTAGTGGTAGGTCTTAAATCAAGGAAGTGAGCAAACTTTGTTTCGAATGAGATCTTATCATCTTCATTCGATAATGTTTTGCTATAACGTTCTCTGATTTGGTCAAGATATTGAATTGCATATTTAGCTTGCTGTTTTTGCTTCGATGCTATCTTGAGGAGGGTTTGATACTGATCGCAGTGAAACAAAATCGCTTGTTCAAGCTCTTTTGCGTTTTTTCCGATCATTGCTCTATCTATTTCCCTGCGTAATTGAGCAGTTTCTTGTTCGTTTAAGTTATCTGTACTATGATCTGTAAATCCTACAATATGAGTCTGAACAAAATGACCGCACTCTAATTGTCGAGTGTGAATATCTTTTGTTTTATCTGGTATTGCTTCGCCTGTTAATGATTTAACATTCTGAATGAATGTTTTAAGAACTTCTATTTCCTGGCCTTTGTCTTTATTTCCATTAGAATCCTCCGGGAATATAATGACAAACTTTGCAAGTTTTACAGTCTTACAACTACGACAGAAGTACTTAAGATTTTTATTCAATTTTCTGTCTCCAGTTCGGGAAGTTCTGGAGTTATGTTTTCTTCCTCATAATAATCTGATCCGTAATCTAATGCTTCTGATTTACATTCCCTGCACTTTCGGTGTGCGTAAGAGAATGACATAATTTTACCTGGAAATTTATCTTCTTGTTCATGCCCACATTCCTGGCAAGTTCTTATCCAAGTTTGTTCCATATTCTTATTCTCCTATTTAATTATTGGATAGTTCTAGAACAACCGTAGAACATTTAACTAGACACAATTTAATTCTGTAACTATTCTATCATAAGTCGGGTCGGATGTCAAGCGGTCATTACCTGTAAGCTCATGATAGTAAAGGACTTAGAGCCAAAATTTGCCTGCTCGTCTTCGGGGGTGGACCCTGAAGGGGGGTACTTGTAAAACGTCAATTAATTCGCTATTAATTCGATATTAATTCCATATTAATTTACCATTAATTCGATATTAATTTGGCTGTATGCTCATGAAAACAAAGCACTTAGCTATAAAGTACCCCCCTCTATTCTAGGGGGGTAGGTGATATATGTAATTTTGTATAATATGATAAGTGGTAATGTTTTCAATGGGATACATTATTCCATATCTTGTAAGTCCTTTCTTATCATATCTTTATATATATATATTATATATAATATATATAAGTATAAGAAAACAAAGGGGATACCCGACTCCCGACCGTCATATGAAAAATTGTAGAACTGGCCAACCCTCTAAGGGGAGAGGGGTACTTACATGCTAAGTCCTTTGCTTTCATGCGGGTAGGGGGAAAATAATAGTGAATTAATGGTAGAATAATATGGAATTAATACCGGATTAATATGGAATTAATTGCGTAAGTCTGAAAATACCCTGAGAATACCCGTGAATTTAACTATTATAAGAGAAGTGATGAATTAACCATTATAAGCAAATGACTTATAATAATAGACTTATAATAACAGATTTATGTGGACAAACAAAATGGACAAACAAAATGGACAAACAAAGACTTATAATAATGGGGGTGCAAATATGGAAAATGGAAAACCTGCCCCAGACCTAAAAATATTTTGTGTGCGGTGTAGCTCGCTGTAAGTGTAAGCTAGACAATGGGTTATGAGTTATAACTTGAGCGAGCGAAGTGAGCGAAAGTTGACAAGAGATCGGAAATATGAGACAATAGGACAGACTCAAAATAGTTAGTTGAAACTGAAACGGTCAAATTATTGAGAGTTAATTAGAAAGGGAGTTAGATTATGAGTGCTACTGAAACAGTTACGATTGCAAAAGGATTGCAAGTTCGGAAGTTTGACGGGAAGATTGCTGAAGACAAGGAAAAGAAACAAGTCGAAGTCAAATACGTCTACGAGCGAATTGTAATGCCGTGGTCTCGTTCTGGGAAAGATGTAGATGGGAAAGACGTTGACGGAGCAGTTCCTTCGCTGGCTGAGATTTTAGCGTGGTCACAGTCAACGGGATTCACTACGGAATTCAAGCTCGATAAAGAATCCAATCCAGAAGGTCCTTCCGTTGTAGGCTTTCTCGTGGACGGAATTAACTTGTATTTGAATCGGACTGCCAGAATTAAGGCAGAGAATACTCCAGAGTCGGCAAAAGAGAAGGCTATTCAAACGTTTATGTCTAAGACTGGCATGAACAGAGAAACGGCCATCAAAACTTTGACGGCAATGTTCAACGCGTAAGTTCTAGTAAGTTAAAGACTTACAAGCGGGAGTCTAAAAAGCTCCCGCTATTTTTTTGTTTGGTTGAATCCTGTCCGGACAGGGAGCTTCACTTATTTTCTTATCTTCTATCCCATTGATTCTATTACACTACTTAATTATTTCTATCACTATATATGGTATGTTCTATAACAACTAATACCACAGATTGTATCCCCCCCTATGCCGTCTTTTTTTGGTTCCCTCAGAGTCGCTCAGGGGGAGCAGTAGAACAACCCCATTATGGATGTCTTTTTATATAATTTCTAAAATTTTTAAATTTTCTAAATTTTATCTTGTTTGCTAAGTCGTGTTCTCCTATGACTGGTCGGTAGGGGTCGTAAGGGTCGCAAGAGTCTAAAACGGCTGTAAATGACTCACAACAAAGCAAATAAAGGGCTTGACAAGTTGGTCGGGAGTGTGTTAGTCTGGTTTCAGATCGCCCGAAGTGTATCTCGCTTTGTGGAATAAAACATTATGATATTAACAAAGGAACAAATTGGGAAGAGATTAGCTTCTGAATATAATATTGCTAATAAAATAGAAGAGATTCGCAATCTTAACTTACCAGAAGTGATCTATAAGGATGGAAAGAATCACTCCGGCCGTCCTGGTGCAACGAACCTCACTGAAAGTGAGAGAGTTGCCATCGGAGTTCTTGCTAATGTAATAGGTAATGAAACTGCTGCTGAATTAATGGGAGTAAGTGAAAACACCGCACGACATTTACGTTCTGGACAGACAACATTATCTCACGGACAGGGGACACAGAGGTATGGAGAAGATACAGAATTAAGAAATAAAATAGATGCACGATTGAGTTCAACAAAGTTGACTATTGAAGAAAGAGCAGCAGAGAAACTGCTCGGAGCAATGGGATTACTAACTGATGAAAAGTTAGAGAATTGCTCTGCAAAAGATCTTGCTCACGTCTCTAGTCAAATGTCTCAAGTAATGCGTAATATGACTAGTAATAATGCACGTGAGACTGGTAAGTCGAATGTCAGGATTATAGTACAACAACCAAAGACGGCTCGTGAAGATTCATTTGATTTAATAGAGATTGGAGTTGGATAATGAGATTTACCAAAAATTCTATTAAAACAATGAGACGATGGGGTGTTTCGTATAAGTCAATAATTAAATGTTTACTTGGTTTTCATCACAATAATCCATGTGGAAGATGCGGTGGATAAGGAAGTTTCGATGCAAAGAGCAAAAGAATTAGTAGAAACTATGAAAGCTGATCTTGAGATTGTTGAAAGACTGTCTATTACTTTAAAAGATAATCAGTATTTTAGTCATTCTTTGGATGGTCAGATTGATGTTATTATAAGTAGGACAATATCAGCAAATAAGAATCTTTTTATAATTGAGCAGGAATTAGATAAATATTTTAAGGAACAGGAAGCCTCTAAAGTTTCTTACAAAGAAAATAAAGAAATAGCACCAATTGGACTTACAATTCTTGATGCTGAGACTCTTGCTACTCTAGAGAAATTTAAAGATAAGTAAATTTATATGTAGTTTTGTGTGGAGTCCCCGGCCTATGATTAGGATTTCAAAACCGGGGCAACTCAATCCTATTAGCGTTCCTATTTGTTTTCGCGTTAACGGAGTGCACACAAATTGGTTTCTATGCTTCTTTCCAAAGATTGTAGAGCGACCCAATCGAATAAGAAGTAACAAAATTTATGAATCTATTAAGACGTATATTATTAATTGATGATATAAGATTAGATTTGCCAAAAGGATTTTTGTTTATTGATGTAATTGATTATAGATTACAGGTAGCAAAACGAAAAGTACATTTGTTGTTTGGTTCAGAAGAAGCATTTATAAGAATTGGGTATATAAAACGAGCTGAAATACCGTCATGTCGTCAACTCAGAATTCCATTAATTATCAATCCTGATAAATAATTTGCATTAAAATTTAAAGTTTCCTTTCTGCCGGCCAGCGGAAAGAGCCAAAGAAAGTAATTAGCCTATCTTATCTCGCGAGATGGTAAGATAGGCTATTTCTTTGGATTGGGATAGAGGAAATAAAATGGTAGTTAAATGTGATAATTGTGCAATATATTATGATGATGAGTTTAGAACAACAATTTGTCCACATGAAACATTTATGGCAAATGATGGAAAAAATAATTTTAAACATTATATGAATAGTTATATTAGTAATGATCCGCCAAAAAAATGGTATTATATTAATTGGACGTATGAATTTAAATCGAGATGTGTATATGGATTAATAATTAATTCTTATGGTATAATATTAGCTACTCCATTATTTGCATTGTTTTATTGTACTCAATATTCAAGTTTAGGTCCAAGATTCTCGTGGGGAATTTGGAGAAGGAAAGATGTAATAGAAGGTGACTTTTTGTATAGGTATCATAATTAAATGTCTAGAGTAGAAGTAACTCCAGTAATTGAGAAAGTCTGGAAGCCAAATCATGGAAAGCAGGAGCTATTTCTATCCCTACCTGATACAATATTTGAACAATTTTATGGTGGGGCTGCTGGTGGTGGAAAGAGTGAAGCTCTTCTAATGCGTCCAATCTTGAGACAGTGGACAGATAATAATAGATTTCAAGGAATAATTCTCAGACGTACTTATAAAGAATTAGAAGAATCTTTAATTGAGAGAAGCAAGCGAGGAGGAATGAATAAGGATGGGACTGAGATTCCATCATTCTATGATTTTGGAGCGGAATATAATGAACAGAAAAAGAAATGGAGATTTCCTTCAGGAGCTACTATAACATTTGGACATGCAGAAGAAGAATCAGACATTAGAAAATATGATACTGCTGAATACCAGTATTGTGCTTTTGATGAACTTACATCGTTCACTGAGTTCCAGTATAAGTTCATGGCATTTTCACGAGTCCGTAGTATTATTCCTTCTATACCTGCTTTGGTCTGTAGTGCATCCAATCCTGGTAATATTGGACATAGATGGGTAAGAGAACGGTTTGTTGAACCTGCGCGGGTAGGAGGAAAGATAATAGCTGAGAAAATTACTATTGGTGAAGAAACAAGATTAATAAAAAGAATTTTCATTCAGGCATTCTTATCTGATAATCCTAGATTGATGGATAATGATCCTATGTATAGGGTCAGATTAGAAATGCTTCCTGAAGCAGATAAACGAGCGAAGGCATATGGAGATTGGTGGACTTTTTCTGGCCAAGTATTTTCTGAGTGGCGTACAGAGCCATTTATAGACGAGCCTTCTAATGCTTGTCATGTAATTCCTCCTTTTATTCCCGACGCGAGATTGCCTAGAGTATTGGCAATTGATTGGGGAAAACGAGCATTAACTTTTGGAATTTGGGGAGTTCCCTTATCAAAAGGGAGAACAGTAATTTATAGAGAATATCCTCCATTAGATAAAGATAATAAACCAATAATAGGAGAAGAAGTATCTGTTTGGACAACTAATATGGCTAATATATGTATGTTAGAAGGAATAAATCCATATATTATATTAGATCCTTCTGCGTGGCAAAATAGAGGAGTGAAGACAGTAGCAGATCAATTTATAGAAACATGGAAAGAAGTTACCAAAAAGTCACCAAGAATAGAAAAAGCTGACAATGATCGTATTGGCGGAAAGATGCTAATCCATGATTATCTAAGATGGAAGACTCGCCCCAAACTTGTTTTAGATTTTGATGAAGATTACGATTCAGAGTATGCCTCGTGGGTATTTAGAAATAAAGGAATAGAATCTCACAAAGCTTATCTTGCTCAGTTTGCTCCACAGTCTAATACGATAGAAGAAGAACTTCCAAAACTTAAGATTACAAGTAATTGTAAAACTCTTATAAAAACTATCCCTCTTTGCGTGTACGATGAAAGGAAAGACGCAAATGAAGAAGATGTAAAAGAATTTGTGGGAGATGATCCTTACGATGATCTTAAATATTATTTGAAGAAAGTATCTACGATGAAGGCAGAAAATTTGCCAGACATTCCTAGCGAACAAGATGAGAAGGAACGAGATTGGAATCAATTTTATCGTAAGATGGAAATTCTTGAAGCTCAGAAGAAAAAGAAGACTAATTTTATTTCAGTTGGTAGATTAAGTGGAAGAAGAAGATTTTGAATTTTCTTAGAATTAAACACATTTGGCAAGGACACGATTATGAATTTATTCGTAATATTTATGGAGATGAAATAATTTGGTCTGGATTTAAGAGAAGAATTCACAAATGTAAATGTGGTAAATATAAATATTTCAGAGAATTAAAACGAGAAAAATAATGTTTCCATTTGATACAATACTTACGAATAGAATTCATGACCTTGAACGTACTGTTGAGATCATAACTGGAGCTAATAGTGTTCTCACTAATGAATTAGAACGCTCTAAATTTAATGAGGCAAATCTATTAGAAAAGATTTTTAATTTAACAGGAGTAAATAATATTCAGCGTAATGATACTAAACCTGCTGAGATAAGACAGCCAATAAAATTTGGTAAGAAATCAACTTCCTGGCCGCAACTTAAAGATAACTTGGAATTGAAGGCTAGAGAAGAGTATTGGAGTAATAAGAAGAAAGAAGCTTCTTCAGATCATTCTGATAGTGAACTATCTAAATTAGAGAAAGATGTGATTGGAGAGTAACATGCCAAACAAAGCCCTTGATTACATGGAAGAAAAGAGATTGAAGGGTATTGCAGTTACTGGTCGTGAACTCAAGGGGAAGTTTGGACAGAAAGAGGTAGATGTAGGTCTTGTAAAACAACGTAAGAAACTTCATCCCCCAAAACCGAGTTCGGATGAAGAAATAATGGAATCACAATCTAAAATGCGTAAAATGTTTAATAAAAAAGGTGGATATTAATATGAATTGGATGTGGTTCAATGTTGGGCTTACAGTGATTCTTGGGATTCTTAATGAAATCAAGAATGATCCTACTATAAATCAAGACAAGAAAGATAAAATTAAGAAACCAATGTTGAAACTTTTTAAAACTATTAAGTTAGTATATTTTGACGATTCTGATTTTAACCTGGAGGTTTGATATGTTTCTATTTTTGTTTCTCTTATTTCAAACTACCATTATAGGAGATGAGCGAATTGCATGGAGTCATGATGGAGTTAATCTTGACCATTTTGAATTAGGTGTTAATGAACAACCACGAATAGTGGTTATGAATCCAGATCGTTTGCCAAATACAGCACCAATTCCAGATGATTATGCTACTAAACTTCCATTATTGACACTAGGACAACATAGATTAGTAGTATTTGCATGTAATAGTGTTGGTAATTGTGTGGGATCGGATGTTCTTGTAGTTAATGTTCAAGTTGCTCCACCAGCTAAACCTACTAATGTTCGAATCATTCCACTACAATCTAGTCTTTTCATAGATAAAGTTAAAGTTGCAAGTGGACCATTCTATAATCCAATCAATTATACTTTAATTATCCCACGACAAACTCCTCCCCGCGAAGTCCAAAAATTAATAACAGTAGCAGTTGAGGCACAATAATATGCCAGCGAAAAGTAAAGCTCAATACGGTCTAATGCAGGCTATTGCTCATGGTAGTTCTACTAAGCATGGAGCTGGTCCGAGCCCAGAAGTAGCTAGAGAATTTATTTCTAAAACTTCATCTGGTAAAAGAAAGAAATTTGCTAAGGCTTTAAAGAATAAATAAATGTCAGAAGAAGTAAAAAAAGAAAAAGGGTGGTCTGAATCCATTCAACACTCACTTCTCAAAATTCTTGAAGATATAGAAAGAGAAGATGAGTATATTCGTCAGAGAATGTTGAGAGAATGTAAGCAGAATGAGTTATATTGGCATGGATTCCAATACATTTTCTGGGATGAAAGGATTTCTGACTTTAGGATACCAACTCATGATGTAATGGAGCAAGTTGCTTCTAGGGAAGAAGTCAAATTCATTTATGATTATGTAGTTAATATCTTTAAAGCTCACGGTCTTTCTATTATAGCAGCATTGTCCGCGGAGATCCCAGGAGTACCATTTTCTCCAATGGATGCTGATAGTGCTCAAGATACAATCGCGGCCAGGAAAGCAGAATCTCTTGGTAAAATAATACAGAAATATAATAAGTCTAAGCTTTTATTTTATCATGCTCTTTTTACACTTTACACAAATCATTTCGTAGCAGCGTATAATTGTTATGAGAGAGATGAAGAACTGGGAACAGTTGAAATCCCCAAATTTGAAAAACGAAAAGAAAAAATAACACCTGATGCTTATAATTGTCAAGAGTGTGATTTTAGCAGCGAGCAAGAACTTGTGAGTTGCCCAGAGTGTTCTGGAGAATTAAAGTTTGAAGAAGGTGAGACAGCAACTATTCCAACAAAAGTTGGAATGGAAGAAATTGAACGTGGGATGGAAAGGATAAAAATAAAGGGAACACTGAATGTAAAGATTTCAACTTATGCAGCAGATCAAGCTGCTTGTGGTTATTTAATAGATTATTCAGATCAACATTTTGCCTGGCTTCGTAGGGAATATAAGAATATTGATAGAGATAAATTATCAGTATCTAGTACTGATAATTTTGAAAGAATAGCTAGAATGCCTAGCATTGGGCGATTGTATTCTGATTCTTATTTACAGTCACTTCTCACCCTGAAAAGGGTGTGGTTAAGACCATGGATGTATGATATTCTAGACAAAAAAGAAGCGGCCGAATTAAATAAAGAATTTCCAAAAGGTGTCTATTTTGCAGTTGTGGATTCTGGTAGTTCAGTATTTGCAGAAGCAAGAGCCGAGAAATTAGATGACCATTGGTCTATAACAAAAGGAGATTTATCAAGAGCTGTTCATGGAGATCCACTAGGAAAGCCTTTAATACCATTGCAGGATTTAGAGAATATGGTAGCTAATCTTCTAACTGAATCTCTAGAGCATTCTGTCCCGGCGACTTTTGCAGATCCAGATATATTAGACTTTGAAACTTATTCTAAACAGGAAGTTCTTCCAGGAGCAATCTATCCAGCTAAGGCTTCTCTAGTAAATCCTAATAGACGGATGGAAGATTATTTCTTCACGCTTAAGACTTCTACACTTCCAAAAGAAGGTGTTGATTTTGATAGGATAATTGAAACAAAAGCACAATTTGTAGTAGGTGCATTTCCATCTATTTTTGGTGGTCCTCAGATTCAGGGATCGAAAACACTTGGAGAATATCAAGAATCACGGCAATATGCACTACAGAGACTCTCTATACCATATCAGCTTTTGTTCTTTTGGTGGTCTGATGTAATATATAAAAGTGTTAAAGATTATATTCGTAATATGATTGTTGATGAAAAACATACTGTAACAGTTCAGGATGGCAAGTTTGAGAGTGTTTCTTTATTAATGGATACTTTTACTTTAGGTCATTTTAGTTTATTAATTCCTGAGTCAGCAGT